CCAGGATCTCACGGTCGATCTCGAGGGCCACCTGCTCCGACAGGATCGAGGTGAGCTCCACCTCGGCGTCCATGGAGTGGTAGGCGTTCAGGTCCTGCGCCAGTTCTGGCGACCACTTGGCACGCAGCTTCCGAGTCTCAGCAACAACCGGGATGGACTCGATCTTAATGTCAATCTCTGGGATCTCCGGAGAAGGAGTCGCGGCGAAGTTAGACTCGAACGTTGGGATGACAAGCGTCTCGCCATTGGATGACGTGAATGCAGCATCCTGAACGTACTGGAGCGACAGAGTAGCAGCCGCAGTGCCGACCTGCGTACCAGAAACGATGAACAGGACGCCGATGTCGGCATCTGCAACGCTTGTGATCGTTGAGACAGGTGTAATGCTCGTGACACTCGTGCCAGTAGCACCAGAAGGACCAACACGAACGAGCTGGTTGAGACGACGAATGTTGATAAGGTTCTTGCCCTGGCCCTGAAGATCGGATGAGACTGGACCATACGGTGACGTGTCACCCACTGCGAACAGGCCAAACTCCTTCACGGCAGTGAAGTCAGCAGGCTGTGCAGTTGAACCGGTGATCGCGTCAGCGCGGACGACGATCGCAGAGTAGCTGTCTCCAGTTCCGCCAGCACCATTTGCAGCCTCAATGAGTGTCGTAAGCGCAGGATCAAACTGGATTAGCGCGCCATCGGAACCGGTCGCTTGAAGCACTGAGGTGGCACTAATAGACGAACCGCCTGCAAAAGCTCCGGAAGTCAGAAGCGTAACGGCGTTTGCAGCCTGGAATGTACGGGAGTAACCTGCGCCAGCAAGATCGTACATACCACCAGTCTGTGTAGCACCTGTCTGGATGCTCTTGCCAGCTGGGTTACCGTAGATTGATGAACCTGTGTTGTAAACAGCGTAGTCAGGCTCCTGCTGGCCCTGGACAGTGCCGTACGTGTAATCAAGGTAGAAGAGCAGGCCAGAAGGCAGGCTCATCGGCTGGATTGACACGAGCTCGTTGGCAACAAGGCCACCGAAGACTCTACGAACGATTGGGAATGCGATGTTGGTGAAACCACCGAGATCGCCGGAAGCAGTACCAGACTGAGCGCCTGTACCGATTGAGGATGACTCGCGGAGGGCCTGAGCGGCCTGGTTCTCCAAGAGCATCGCCATGTTCTCTCTCTTCTGCCCGTCGAGTCCACGAAGAAGACCGGTACGTGACCACTTCTCGAGGAGACGGGAGTTCTGCTGACCAAGGTGCCTCTGACGGATACCCTCGGTGAGCGTGTTAAGACTAAACTTACGTGACATCTTTATCTCTCCTAATGGGTTGAATGATTGTTGTTACTTCTTGTCCGGGATGCCGGCCAAGATTGCCCAACGATCCGTCTGTCCAGCACCCTCTTGCAGCGGCTGCGCGCTTGCACGTGGCGTTGATTGTGACGAAGAACCGCGGACCCTGCCTGCGGACTCAGAAAGGGTCTTGCCCTTCTTGATGCCAGTTGACAGGCTCTGGAAAAGAAGCTTTGCTTCTCTAAGTGTCTTAGCGCTATCAAGCGCCTCAACGATTGCGCGCTGCTGACGTGTGCTGAGGCTCTTGTTTTGCATCAGCTTGTTTGCGTAAAGCAGCTTGGCGTTGAACAGGTTCATCTCTTGGAGATGCCTCTTCAGTGTGCCATTGGCCTTGTGGGCCTCGGTAAGACGTGAACGGAGTGCACGATTGTTTCGGCTCTCATTGACTCGTGAACGCCTTGAAGATCTTGCACGCCTCGCAGCCATTGGGCGGCGGGCGCGACGACGTGACTCGACTGTCGGCATAGGTGCATCGCCGAGAACGTCATTAAGTGCGTGAAGCAGGTCATCCTCATCAAGGTCGACGATAACGTCACCCTCGACAGAACCACCGCCGAAGTGATCAGCCTCACCAGCTGCATCACCCTCTCTTAGTGAGCGAAGAGCACGACGAAGAGTGGACTCATCGATCTCATAGACCTCGTCCATATCGTCATCCTCGTGCATGCCCTCTTCCATTTCGTGCATGCCTTCGTCCATGTCAGCCTCTCCAAGGTCGAGCTCAATCTCCTCGTCCTCTTCCTCGGCGTCTTCCTCGCCGGCCTCCATGTCCTCACCCTCATCATCATCCTCGTCATCAGAACCACCGAGCTCGATATCGATGTCCAGGTCGCCTAGAAGCTCCTCGACCTCATCAACTTCGTCCTCGGAGGGCTCTAGTACGAGGGTAGCATCGAGCTCATTAAGCTCATCAGCCTCAAAGAGCCTTGAGAAGACTCCCCTGTTCATACGACGCGCCATTTCTTTTATCTCCTGTAGAGTTTTTTCAGATTTGTCATAAACCCGGTGGTCCCCGGATTCCTTGATAAGTATTGCCTCATTCTTGATCTGCATCGCTTCTTTTATCAGAGCGTTCATCTTCTTCACAAAAACGAATGCATGATCCCTATCAAGACTATTGTGATCAACTGACTCAGAGATGACAAGCATTCTTGCAAGCTTTCTTCTCACAGTGTTGATTCTTTCGTTCAGCCCCTTGACTGACTTTCCTGAGCTAGCACCGATGAGAGCCGCAAGTGCCATGGCATCAGACTCATTAATGCTATCATCATCATCTTCCTCGTCGAGAAGAAGCTCATCATCATCTGAGCCCTTGTCCTTCTCGTCAACATCAGCCTCATCGCAATTCGACTCATCGAGCCGAGTTGGTGAAACTGCAGGAGAGATTACATCCTTCTCGATGATCTCCCTAATTTGTGGCATCACGGCTTCGATCAGTCTGTTCTTTGCAGACTCTTCAGCCATCCTTCTCAAGTTCTGTGCATCTAAGATTGCTTGTTCGTACATCGAATTTTTCATTCAAATCTCTCTGCGACACTAGTAAGTATGTCTTTCAAACTCGTTTATCTATTTCTTAGCCTGTAGTTTTTCTTTTGCCAAGACAGCGCGGACAAACATTCTAAGATCGCGTTCATCATCCTCTACAAAGTCTATCAATCTGTCTTTCGTTTCTGAGTCATCAATCTTGTACGGCGCAGAAGAGAATCCTCGCTTCGTGCCTGTCGGCCTCGTGATTGATCTAAAACCAGCTGTAGAAGAACCAATTCCAGCAGGAAGAGTGACTCCGATGCCTCCCTGGCTTCTCGCAGATTGCTGTTCGCTAAGCTTTGTTGCTCCGCCGGCGAAATAGAATGGGTCTGTCCCTGCAGCAGCACCAAAGTCTGTCACCCTAACATGACGACGAACTCGAGTCATTGCCTTGTCTGGAACATCATCTACTTCAACATCCTCAAGATCTTCTGACTCTTCCTTCTGTTCATCAGTCATATCATAAGGATAAGAGCCAGCGGATGATCTAGGCTTGCTGAACTTCAATTTCGTGCGGCCATAGCCGAGATCATTGCGCGTATCCATCTGAGGAAAACGCGAATAGTTGTCTCCGCTAAGGCCGTACTTCTCTATCTTGGGCATCTAGCTACTTTGTTGGTTCCGAGGTTCCTAGACCGTATGAACCAAGTGTATGCCTTGCAATCGTCTTTGACGTGTCTAGAGGACTTGTCAAAGCACCCGTACCAGACCCGTATGTATCCCCATTTGGAGTCTGACCAAAACCTGCAGGAGGAGCAGGCATGTCAGTTGGGTTCTGGCTTCCTGGACCCGGCGAAGCTGGGTTGGGAACGTATTGCGACGCAGGAAGGCCTCCTGCCCCTGTTTCAACATCGCCGTCAGGGAAAGCGACGCCAGAATCAGCACCAGTAAAGTCCCTATCAAACGACGAAATTCCAAGGCCGTTCTTGACCACACCTTGAAGGGCTAGATCGTTGAACTGCTTCTCTAAAGAATCTCTCGTGATATCGCCGGCGAGGATGGGCGAAGCAGGAAATGCAGCTGTTAGCGACTCAGTGTCGCTAGCACCCATTCCCCTCGTTGACGCTGCTGGATCAACGGTCGTTTGCTTGACACTTGGCATCTTACTTCAACCTCTTCATGATTCGTGTGCGAACGATCTTCTTTGCCTCAGAGATCCTGGCAAGCTTTCTCTTGATTCTTGCCTCGTGAATCTTTAGGTCCTTCATGTGATCAAGGTCTTTCTCAAGGGTGCTAGCAAGATCTGCAGCGTCTGTTTCGCCAGCCTTTACATCTTCGACCGACGTTTTTCCTTGCTCTAGTGTTTCATTCATCTTTGCGGCCTCTTCGAGAACAAACTTGCGAAGACCCGCGACTGACATACGCTTCATAGTGTCAACCTCCACATGCCATAAGTATGTCGTTCACTTGAGTTTAGACGGATCAACCCTAGATTCAGAGAATGCCATGTCAGCCCAATTACCCATTTTTGCCCCCATCATACCCAGAGCCTCGAGGGGGACGTCTGTTTGTGCCTGCGGGCCACGCTGGTTCTCTGCATTGTTTTGTGTCTGGAATGTCGTTGCAGCAGTGTCCTCAAGAAGAGCTTGGATTGACGGATCAGATGACACCCTAGCAATAGTTGGCGGGACCCTGTCGGCAAGGCTTGGCGGATTCACGGGCGTATCAAGTGCAGGGTTAAAGCTAGGCTTTCGAGGTTGAAGGTTTTCGGATAGGGACCGAGCACGCTTCTTTGGTACATTTCGAGATGCCGTCGATGCTCTACTTCTTGATTCTGAAAGAGGTTGGGCAAGAAGGCCCTCCTCAAGAATCTCAACCAGACACTCCTTGATCAGACCCTTTAGAGCTGACTTGGAAATTTTCGCCATTACTTCCACTCCAGAATTTCGTTGTATATTCTAAAGAGCCTGTCAGACTTCGTAAATACTTTGTCAAGGTCAGACCTTCTTACTTCAACACCTTCTCTCATCATGAAAGCACCCGGTGTTGAGGGCTCAGAGACAAAGTCCCAACAAATGAGCTGAAAGTCGTCTTGAACGACCTGATAGTCTCCTTCTCTTCTTGTTGACCCAACACCCCTAGAAGAAATACCAAGCGTCACGCCAGACTCAACGAGGCTCTGCAAGATCTTTCCGGAAGGTGTATCAAGAAGCTCGACTGTTCCGTAGCAGACGTCACCCTCCATGTGGGCTTCCCTGACAATGTGAGACGCGTTCTTCAGCTCAACGACAGAACTCTCAGGATGGTCGCATTCGCCAAGCGCTCTATTCTCTTGAATGAACTTCTGGTAATTCCTCACCTCTCTCTCGAGAATCGGGAGCGGATAGATTCTTCCATTCTGGTTGAGAGTGTTTGCCTTTTGAAGAATTCCCTTCATGACAATCTTTCCGCCATTCTCAAGTCGCGACTCAGCGATCATCTTTGAATCATACTCAAATGGCTGCCATGATGTGATGAGCTTGACATTAGACATCTTCATTCTCCAATTCTTCAATAAGGCTAAATAGCGTCATTGCTTTGACTCTCGACTCTTCATCGCTGCATTCAAAGTTGATGATATTCCTGCGAACAGACTCATGCCTTTCGATGAGCATCTGATTGCTCTCTCTCCGCATCCTAGCATCAAGAAGATTGACTGCATGAGACTTTGCCTCGGCGATCATAGAGTTGACAAGCTCGTTGTTATCAAATGCAATTGCTACGACGAATTCCTTTTGCGCAGCATTGAGCTTCGTTCCGTATGATTCATCAAACCTTTTCTGGAACATCGACACTGTCAGATCATCAACACGCTCTTCTTTCTGAATTACTTCAGGGGTTGTATTTGACATCATGTAAGATTGCAGCCGATTTTCAAATATTGCAGTTTCGTCAGGGCTAAGAGTTCCCGGGTGCCTCCACTCATTGATCAGAAGCTGCACAGTTGCAAGGCCACGATAATTTTCGACCTGTGTATCAAAAAGAACGCCCTTCCCAAACATTCTGTTCGCTTCGTTAATGAATGCTCCCTTCTGCCTTGCGATCGTGTCTGGATCGATAGACCGCGAGACCTCCTTCGCAATCGCAAGGACCCGATCAGACATATGCGTATCGACACCATGGGTATCCAAGATTGACCTGAAGAGCCTGTGCTCCTTATACAGCTCAGTTCCCTGCATGAAGTGTTTCTCTAGAAGCGCGATGCATTCATTTGCATGTGCCTTATCACCGTCGACTGCAGCCTCAGCTGCTCGACGCAGGACTTGCTGATAGACAAGGCCAACGTTTCTTTTCTTGTTGTGCTTACTCATCATTGTTCTCCGATTCTTTTAGCAAAGAACTTGTATCAATATCTAGGTTTGCTCTCATACTCGAAAGTGTCGACTCAAGCTCTCTTGTCATTACAGCGTGTTGTTTTGTCTGCTTGTCAAAAAATGCAGCAAATGGATCTGCATCTTCACCTAGCTTAATTTTCGAGAACCCATTGATTGAGTCTCGATCAAATGGCCTGGACATCGTATCCTGAGTTCTTGCCTTTTTACCAACGGCAACCATCTTCGACATATCAGGCATCTCTGCGGTCGACGCAGCAGTCTTTGATTTCCGCCTAGGCTTGATCGGCTCACCAAACACGTTTGTGATCTTTTCCTGAGCCTTGATCGGCGCATCAACATCGTCAATAGAGAGCGAAAGCTCATCATCGTCATCATCCTCTGGGCGTGACGAGGTCAGCAACTTTCCGTCTGGGTTGTCGCTAGCGAAGAGATCCTCTGCTCCTTCAGCGCCCTCTTCTCCCCCTCCGGCAGCCTCTCCACCAGGAGGTGCTTCTGCGGTGACGGCCTCAAGCTCGACGTCTCTCTTCTTGTCTTCTTCTCTTCCCTTTTCAATTGCCTCAATCTCTGAAGAGTTGAAGCCCATAACATTTCTTCTAACCCATTCTCTGTCAGCAATTCCCTCGGGTGCCGCTGCGGCAATCTCAAACTTCGTTCGGATCAATTCAAGCTTCTGCTGTTGTGCAATCGAAGAAGGATTGGATAGCTTCAGGTCAAAATCAAGAAGATCTTCGTCGGTAAATCCATGAGCGTACAGGTGGATGATTGCCAGCTTGTTAAGCTCAGACAAGACAGTCTTCTGGATCCTCTGGATTGCCCTTGAGAACCTTATGTCCTCTTGAGCCAGTGTTGCCTTTGAACCAATTTCCTCATCATACCCCAGATACGCTCTAGGAATCTTCAGGGCAGCAAAAAGTTTCTTCTGGATGTATTCAACGTCTTCGATCGCAGCAGTGTTCTGCCCACCTGCTAGAGTCTCAATTCTTGTTCCTGACTCACCGCCTCGAACTGGAAGGAAGTAATCCTCATCAACTGATAGAGGGTTGTACCGTAAATCAACTCGGCCTGTCGTCTTATCAACAACCTTGTTGCGCTTCAGGCTATCCTGCGCGGCCTTCATGAATGTGGGAATATCTTCGGGTGTAATGTTGCCGACGTCGATGTAGAAGACTCTACGCTCTGGTGCACGAATGACTCGATACACAAGCATTGCATCCTCAATGAGAATCAACTGACGCCAGATCCTTCTTGCGCTTTCAAGCACGCTTGATCCGTAAGGAAGAAACGCATCGTTGCCGAGAAGCCTGAAATGGATGATCTGCCAGTTCTCGAGGACCTGGTTTCCTCTAGACATCCACCGGAACCTAACTGCTGCAGGATCCTCGGGATCAAAGCCCTCTTCTCTTTCAATCTCAGCAATTGGGATCGGATATGCGTTCATCACGCCAAATTCTGGATTCACGTCGATGAACAGAAAGAAGTCGCCGTACTTGCAAAGGTTTCGAACCCACATTGAAAGATTGAATTCAACGTTGAGAATATCATAGAAGAGATTCTCAAGAAGCTCCTTGATCTTTCTGTTGTCGCTATAGATGTGTAGAGACTTGCCCTTGTCGTCAACAGAAACCGTCTCTTCTGCGTAGATGTCAAGGGCGCTTGCAATCTCCGGAGTTGCCTCCATTTCAGAGAAATCGCTATAGCGACTCATCCTGTCAAATGCGCCGTATGCACTAAGAGCAGCATTGTAGACGTTGTTTGAACCGTATCCGAAAACGTCTAGCTGTTCTCCCGCAAGTGGAGGCTTGTAGTTCTTGACTTTTCTTCTAACAGTGGGTCCACTTCTGAACAACTTTGTCAGCCTATTGAACAGGCTTTCTTCTTCAGCCATTCCTCATCCTTATTTTAACAGCCACCAAAAACCGGGAAGACTCTCATCACGTTTTGGAACGAGGTCCTGGTCAGTAAGTATTGGCCGCGACATATCATAGTACTGCGAATTGACACGAGAGTTAAAGAATGGGCTCTCATGTTTCGACACGTCATCAGATGCGTTCACCGCAAACGCAGCGAGCATTGCATCTGACAGCTTTTGGCCTTGCTGTGTCAAGACTGGTGATGTATCGTAGAGCCAGATGCCAATCGCCAATGACATGACAAGATCGTCATTTTTCCCCTTCTGTGCTTGAAGCTTTCCGTTCTTCCAAATGAACGTCTTCAATTCGTCATAGAGCCTTGAAGAATATGACTTGATCTCATGCCGTCGGAGCACTTCTTCTAGCTTCGTGAGAATTTGCGCTCTTGTCTTAGAGCTTGTCGTGAACCCAATCTTCGAGATATCAGGTGCACCGTATTGTGCAGCAAACTTGTCACGTTGGTTTGCGTAATACAGATTTGAATACTCAAGCTCAACAAGCTTCATGATCAGTGCATAGCCATATGAGTTATTCTCAGGGCACAGAAGGGCATTGTTATACTTTCTGCCTGCCTCAGCGAGAACATGGGCAAATTCATCGGGGGGGCTTTTGCCCTTGAACTCACAGACAACTTCACTCTCTTGAGTGTCTATGACCTGGAACGCGCTAAAGTCTGCGCCATCGCCTCGAGCAACGTCTGCTGAGATCACGTACTTTCTTCCAGGCTGGGGATACTTCCACAACCACACACCAGCCTGAGGCCCCCATCTCTCAATCGGAGGTTTAACGTATGACCTGAAATATTCGATATCTTCAGGCTGTAGGAATGTGTTTCCACTTGCAGCAAAATCGCACATCAGCTCCTGTGCGATCTGCATGCTTGTCATGTTCTTGCATTCTTTCTCGAACCATTCGTCATCGCGATCAGGGTGAACATCCCACATCAATTTGATTGGGTTGAATTCATTCACACCGGCTTCTGCATCAACATAAAGCTTGTGATACATGTTACCGACGCCGTTTGGCGTGCTGAGAATGATCGCTCGACCGCCTGTTGAAAGCGTTGAGTACAGGCCTCGCCAGACTTCATCAAAGTTTCTTACGAAGGCTGCCTCATCGACGATCAGGAGCGAAAGTGCCTCAGAACGACCTGCATCATCAGAGGTCGGAACTGCCTTGATCTGGCTTCCGTTGGAAAATAAGATGCTTTGCTTATTGTTCTCAACGATTGAAGGCATCAGGAGCCAAGGAGGCATGTTACGTATGACCGTCTTGACTTTCCTAATGAAGTTTTGCGCAACGGCTAGCTTCGTTGCAATGACGAGGATGTTCTTGTCCTTGTAGAAGATTGCTAGCCAAACCGCGTATGCAGCAACCAGTGTAGACAGCCCAAGCTGCCTAGATTTCAGGACAATGTTGAAACGATGATCGTTAAAATCTTTTGTGCAATCATCTTGAAAATCGTACGTCTTAAAATCGATCAGCCCCCTATTCGGGTGCTGGATTTTTACGTAACGATTGAAGAAGTGCACAGGCTCTTTACCGCACCTAACAATCTCTTTTATCTGGCGTTGTTTTGTTCTAGGGGCCATTAGTCAAGAGAGTAAGTCAACACTCTCGTGTAATATGCTGTCCTACGAGGAGAGTAAATCGTCGTACCAATTAGCTGGACGTCATCGTTATCAGCGACAAGCTTCGTCTTCAGTGTGCTATCAGATGCACCATCGTATGCCTTCTTTGCGCGCTTCACTGCTTCTTTCAGCGTATCCTCAGATACCTTTGAAAGCCTATCAGTCTGAAGCTTCAGCGACTGATGATCAGCAAACTGAAAAACAGCCTTGTACCTCAGGCGGAATGTTCCTTCACTAATATCATGCGAAACTTTGTACTGCCCGTCAGATCCGCTGAATGTATAGTCAAGCTCCTGTGACAGGGCTCTCACTCCCTCAAGATCAAGCATTTCGTTACCTCACAAACTAAATAATGTTCTTGTTGTAGAAAAACGGCTCTTTTCTAAGTGATAGCCGCGCATCCTCAATTTCTTTCTTAGAAGGTCTCCAGCCCTCATTCCATGCTTTCATCATTGGTTGCCTAAAAGACATGTCACAATTTGAGCATATTCCGAATTCGGTATAAGTATCAACGTCGCGACGTCTTAGCAACGTATCACAGAGAGGACATGCATCTGGAACTGATGGATCATCCTGAAGTGTTGACATACGAATCCTGACCTCGCTTTGAGATTGATAGCACGTTGTCGACTGAATCCTTCACTGCATCAACGTGAGAGATAATCAAAATCGTCTTGAAGTACTTTGTTAACCCGTGAAGTAGGGCTGAGCATGCTTCAACGTTCGTTTCATCAAGTGCGCCAAAGCCCTCATCAATAATGAGAAGATCGCAGCGAGGAAGGGCAGTCAGGTTCATGAGCGCGACGCGGATCGCTAGGGATGCCATCATCTTCTCCATTCCTGATGCACACTCAATGATTCGCCGACTGTCCCCATAATTGATGTAGATGTCCATCGCATTTGAGTCAGGATCTGCCTCAAGCTCGATTGTGAAACCTGTTGACCCCTGTAGGATCTGAGCAATTTCAGAATTGACTTGCGGAAGCTTACCGTTCAAGATCCGAAGAGGAATTCCCTTCTTAGAAGATGCCTCGGCAACGATCTCAACAATCTTCCATTCGCGGTTGAGCTCTTCGAACTTCTTCTTTTCTTCACGAAGCTTCTTGATTTGCGCCTGGATTGTGCCGATTGTCTTTGCTGCCGAGATACGCTTTCCGTCATCTTCACGAATCAGTCTCTCAAGCTCTCTTTTCTCGCGCTTCAGGTTCGAGACCATTTCATCAATGGGAGCATCTGTCATGTGCATCTTCATCTTTGAGAGCTTCTCTTCGTCTAGTTGCAAACGATCTTGCAAGACCTTGATCTTCTCATCGTAGATTCCAGACCTCGAAACAGTCGACTTCAACTCTCTTTCGATTGTGTGAACAGTCTCACGAATTGCTGTGACTTTCCGAATTCGTTCATTGAGGTTCTCAACGTCAAGCAAATCGTACGTTGATGATAGGCTCTCAATCTTGCCTGCAAGAGCAGGCTTCTTCTTTAGAGACTCCTCTGCTTCCCTAAGACACTTACAACCTTTCAAGAACTCTGGATCTGACAGCGACGCAACCTTCTTCTCAAGAAATTGCATCTCTCTTTGAAGCTTCTCAAGCTCACGCTTGATACGTGTTGCTTTCTTTGAGTCTTCATTCATCTTTTCAAAGCCGCTGCTTTCCACGAACTCCTTAAGCGAATCAACCTTCTCCTTCTTGTCTCTCCACTCGTTTATGAATTTCTCTTTTTGGTCCTTGAGGTCTCCAATACCAGCAATCGCATGCTTGATCTTAGCTTCTTGTTCATCAACATCAGCCTGTGTAACCGTGTCAGACGGAAGCTGCGAAAGCTTGTCCTGGACAACCTCAAGGTCAGATGTGTTCTTTTTGAGATTTTCAGTAAGTGCGTCAAGGTTCTTTTGTGCCCTGGTCAGCTCCAGTGTCTTCTCCTGTTCGATGGACGAGAAGTCTCTACGCTGAACATCTGACAGGCGTCCCTTCAGCTCTCCCATATCAGAACGAGCAGCCTTGTGAATCTCTTCGAAGACATCAAAATCTAGAAAAGACGTAAGGACAGACTTCCTGTTCGTTGCTCTTTCTTTGATGAAATTGTTCATCGCACCTTGTGACGCAAACGTAGTCATCAAGAAATTCTCGCCTGTCCCAATCAAATTCCTTACGTGCTTCTCGGTTTCGCGGCGCTGCTCATCTGTCATGTCCTTGATGATATTTCCTGCCGAGTCAATCTCAAACATGTTCATGTGTGTTGCAGCATGAACTTCTCCCTTTCGATTTTCTCGCTTCGTTGTTTGCCTCTCAATCCTATACCTCGAACCAGCAACAGAAATATCGACCGACGCCTTGCAATAATTCTTTCTAACGTTGACGATGTGGATATTCTTGAGCGACCCCCTGTCTGAGCCGTTGAACAGAGCATACATGAGAGTTCCTGGAATCGATGACTTTCCTGCTCTGTTCTGGCCGAAGATCCCAATAAGACCCCGCAAAGAATCAAAGTCGATTCTGTTTCCTGTCCCATAGGAGAAAGCGTTGTCAAATTCAAGAGCATCGACTGTCCACCTGACATTTCTCAGGCCATCTGGCGGAGGAAGGGAATCAAAGACCTTCTTCAAATACTCAAACGCAGCCTCAGTTTCTTCTTCAGAAAATTCAAGAGTATTGAACCACTCGTTGAAATACTTGCTCAGCGTTGTAAAGTCCCTGTAGTCTTCGCTTCCTGACTCGATGCCTATCTCGGCAGCTTTTCTTTCTTCACGCCTGAGGTCGTACACGAGTTCTTTCGCAGAATAATGCTCCTTGAGATGGCTCTTGAGATGAGTCCAGCTCGTTTGTTCGATCGGCCTCTTGCTCTGGACCCTGATCCTTGCGCCCTTTGGGATGTCGATACTATCGAGCGTTTCCTGAGAATTTCCCTTCCACTCAATAGTCACAAACGGCGTTGGGTTGTCTAGCGGCTTGAAGTTTACGTCGTACCTTTCCCTGTCTTCGATATGCCAGAGCAGGTATCCCTTAGTGAGATCCTCACCAAAATTCTGTTGGATCGTTGAGCCGCAGTAAGCGATGCGGTCGTCGTCGCCCAGGAACTGCCATCTGTGAATGTCTCCTAGGAATGCAAAATCAAATGCATCGAAGAATGTTGTGTCTACTTCACCCTCTAGCTCCCAATCAATGTCCGTCAGTGACCCGACGACGGATCCGTGATAGCACGCAATGTTGACTTCACCTGGAATTGGCTTTACGTTCTTCCACCCATCTTCATCGAAGCACGAAAACACGCAAAAGTTGTATCCGGGAACGCACGTCTTGTAGGTTCCTGACTCCTTATGTAGGAAGACGTTCTCAAGCTTTAGGGCAGAAACAATTGGGGTGATTGTGTCCTGCCTCTCGTTGTTGAGGATCAGGCCATCATGATTTCCGAGGATGACATGAACTTCCTTTGCACTCTCAGAAAGACGCCTGAACCACCACGTAAGAATCTCGATCAGCTCAGGTGAGATGCCCTGTGTCTTGCTGTGCACAATATCGCCACCGACAAAAATGACGTCAGGCTTTTCTTTTTGCATCTGCTCAAAGAATTGTTCAAACACAGTGCGATATTGCTCGTGCCTAGACAATCCCCTGAAGTGTACATCTGCTATATGTGCGCAACGAAAACTCATAAAATAGACCCGCTTTTGATTGAAAGAATTTTGTTAGTGAGTGAGTTCATAGGATTCCACTCAACGGATTTTTTCTTCTGCTCGATGAACTGATCTTTCGACATCTCACCGACATCACTGAAATTGTCTAGAGGCATGATCGAAACATCACAACCAGCAGAGTACAGAAGAGAAGCAATCTTGTGAGACTTGTCCTGCATATCTGAATCTAACGCTAACGTGACAGGTGTTCTATTCGCCATCAGGGACCTGAACAGCTCGTGATCTTTTGAAAGGCTCGATCCTAGCAAACATGTTGCATTTTCATCACACTTGATCAGATCGAAAGGTCCTTCGACAAGCGTCACGGGTTTCTTGAAGTCAATGTCACACTCGTTGAATATGATGCTTTTCTTCTGCGCTTTTGAATTGAAGTACTTTGGAATGACGCCAACATCAACGGATCTTGAGACCCAGTAATTCAGGTTTCCTTCAATGTCAAGAGACGGAAATATGACACGGCGGCGCAATCTTCCTACCTTTACTGCACCAAGTCTCATCCTCCATAAATCGTGATCGTCGATTCCTCTGCTGTTCAAGTAATTGAAGACGGCTCTGATATCAGGATCTTTGAGATGCCTGTTCGCAGCTAACAGCAGAAATCCTTTTGGCAATTCAACTGCTGGTTGCTTATCTTTTTCTTCGCTCTTTTCGGCTGCGCCCCTGAATAGTGATCTTGCATCCTGAGCATATGCTGGTGCATACTTTGAGAACAAGGAGTAAACCTTGCCACCTTTCATTCCGCAGACCCAGCAATGATACTGCTCTGTGTCCAGACGAATGATTAGCTTAAGTTTTGATGGATCTCCTCTAGAGCCGCACTCGGGATTTACACAACGCATCGATGCATTGACACCATCCTTTCCCAGAATACATCTACCAAATGCACGCTGAAGAAGCTGCAGTCTTTCATTCAAGCTAATCATGAAAGAATATAAGTCACTTTCCTTCGATTTTCAGATAAGCCAACCCTATGACGATTGCATCAACCTCGTCGTACACTCCATCATCAAGCACTTCAAGGCCCTTCCTAGGACCTCCTTTTAATACCTTCGTATTCCATTTGCGCTTTTGCCCAGATGACTCCAGGATGCTATCAAGAGCTCTCTTTACCTGCTCTTTTGTTGGTACACCGCAAACCTTCTCTCGCAAGATCTTGATGCCCATCTTTCTTCTCGCTTCGTTGACGTCTATGTTCGTGAGAGGAACGCCGTAAAATGAAGAGCAAGCATACGACAATGCTCCATTCATTCTTGCAAGAGCGTCGATCGTCGCGGCAGAAGACAAGCCTCGCCTAAACGCCTGCAGGTTTTTCTCAACGGCGACCTGCGTTATCTCGTGATTGATGCAAGCTCGAACAATCTCACTCTTCGCGTGAGAAACCTTCGAAACAAAGTCCTTCTGCTTTCGAAGGTCAACGTACCCTGATACAAGAATTATGCCGTTCATGTCGATTATCGCGTATCCCGTAATCGACGTCGAGATGTCAAGTGATAGTATCAATAGTCCTTCTTGAGCTTGAACGTAATCGAGTCAGTCGGCCTCTTCTTTATAGGTTGAGAGACGTTTGCCCGCCCGACAACGTTCATATCCTTATCATGCAGCAAAACTTGTGTGATGTAAACAAACTCATCAGCTGTCTCATTTGCATCGTCCGTTGGCGCAAGCTTCTTGAATGTTGCGTTTGATGATGAATTTATGAGACCCGCAGGAGCTTCGACATACATCTCTCTGTTGAAGACTTCTTGCGTTCCTTCGAATCCAATTTCGAAGCTTCCTGAACCGAACGAGAAGAGATGCGGCGACTTGATCGCGACGATGCCGTCTTCGTAGAATACGTTCCCAACAGAGTGAAGCTTGTTCGGATTGGGTGAGTCAGCTCTGTACAGGCTCCCGAAACCATCATCGCGAAGCGTCATAGTGACTTTTCCATAACTACCTGTCATTCCTGGATCGCGAAGGGTCAACGTTCCAGGCTTGATGCGCTTTCCATAGAAGACGTTCGGAATGTTGAAGAACGCTGCTTGATTTGAAGACTCATCGCCTGTTGCTTCGAACACGTAAAACGTCTGCTGATCAAATCCTGTCTTAGAAGGATAGCTTGGAGAATTTCTTTCTACACCGTTTGGCTTGAGCCTGATTTCGTTATTGAATCCAGGACCGATGATTCTCTCTGACTCAATCCTCACCTCTGCTTCTTCTGCAGATGATGCAAATTTTTGATCGTTGTAGAATACCTGGTTCGTTTCTGACGAGCCGTCTGCATTAGCATCAGGGTATCCAGGCTCATAGAGGTTTCCATCTGGAGTGTTTTTGTACTTCCTAGGAGCTTGTCCTCCCAGCATCCTATTCAACGAAATGATTGAGAGATCAGTGACGCCTCGATCGTTAACAAATCTCCTTGTGAGGCTGGATGTTGTCGGCGACTGGCTAAACGTGCCGGTCTGCAAAAGCGTGTAGTCATGATTGAATGAGCCATTGTCATTCGGGACTATCAAGAAGTTTCTTGCTGTGATCTGAGCATCTTGAAGGAGTTGTTGATTTGAAGACTGATCATCGTTAGCTGTAAAGGAAGTCGATCCTGTTAGGTTGTAGAACCTAGGGTATCTTCCTGTCACAAACTCCCTAAAGAAGTTTGGGGCGTTTAACGAGAACATTTCATTCGTGAATGACGCAGTCACATTGTACGGAGTGTACAGTGGGCGGGCAGATGCCTGAAGGTTGAATGGTCTTAGGAACGACTTTTTCGGAGCTGTTTCAACCACGAACAGAGAGGGAAGGTAGAAAGCTAATGAACCTGATTTCTCAGTTGCAAACTGCGTGGCACCGAAGCCTGAATTCATGTGCTCTCTAATTTGTTCTATATCTCTATGCTCCTTGAATATCCTGATCTCATGAATCTCTGCATTCAGCTTATTCTTGAATTCGTGGTCAGGCGTGACGTCTTCAATTCCTGGATTCGGCCACGTCAGCAAACCTTCATCGACTGCTACTACTGAGTTGAAGAAGTTCTTGATCGCGCCGGTGTCGTTTCCAGCTCCAGCCGTAATTTGGTTTGCGCCCCTGACATAGTTGCCCAAGAATAGAGCATTTGCATCCTCTCTGGGTGTAGAAAACCCTACATAGGATGTTGACCCAGGGGGCGCAGTGATTGATGCACTCGGAATAATGAATGTGCTATCAATGTTTCCGTCGATGACAAAGCTTCCCGTCGATCCAAGAACATCGGTTCCTCCCCAGCGAACTGCGACATGATGCCATCTTCCACGCTGGAGAGAATTATCACTGCTGGAATAGATCATCGGGCTTCCAGCAGGAGGACCGCTCAAACCTATCAAGTCCGGTGGAGTATCAGCGCTAGCGCTTAGCTGAAGCAATAGCCTGAACCCATCTGGCCGGCCGAGGACATCAGTGCTAGAACCCGATACAAGGCTCAATGCATATGCGCTGGAATAGTGCAGAATTGTACCAGCGTCAAATGCCGTTGCGCTATCCTTCGAAGTGTATCTCGGGTTGATGAAGAACTCAAACGTGAATCCGGCATCAGGCCTGTAACTAGCGCTACCATCAGACCCGGTAGGGTCTGGATAGATCACGACATGTTGCTGCGGGTTTGTTCCAGGTGAAGTGTCAGGGTCAGTGAAAAAGTTTATGCTGTGTGCGTTTGAGTATGCCCAATCGCATTTTCTGAAGGTTCCTGCATTCCTTTGATAGAGTTGCTTTCTAACCACATTCTTTCTGAAGGATCCTGTCGAAGAGACGGACACAACGTTTGGTATCCCAGCTGCATCATCTAGCGTAATTGTCTCAAGGTAAGGAGTGAATCTTTCTATCTCGAAAGTCTTGAGATCCGTTGAGAGAACTGAAAGATTCGAAACGTCACTCAAAAGCGTGCTGGCTGCTGACGGAACTTCCGATGCTGCAATTGCGCCTGGTACCGGTATTGCACCCTCTGGTGATGCATCATCAAAAGCATCACCAGTTATGAGCGGAGGAGGAACAATCGATCTTCTAACACCCTGTTTGAATTGCGTTAGTCGAACAGAGCCCGTCACACCATCGCTGCCACTCGAAAATGAGCGGCTTGGATGAAGAACAAACCTGTTCGAGAAATCAAACTGGCGATCGAACTTGATGATTGCCAAAGTTCACACCC